ACAGACCTGCGTAATAGATTTGATTCATTATAGATGTTGAAGCCGGGTCTACATAATACCCAGTGTTATCATAATCATAGTAAACACCATCAGCATGGATGTTTTGTCCAAAGTAAAACTGGGGTCTGTCTGTCTGGAAATGACAGAAACTGGCATTCATTGGACCTAGATCAAGATAACCAGACGGCGTTTGAAGTCTATGAGCCGATGAAGTATTTGGATTCCAGTAATAACCTGTATTATCTACGTCATAGAAGATAGGAGCTCTAATATCAACGTAGTTATAACAAGATACAGAAGATGTCCAGACTTGTCTCCATCCTGGTGAATATCCGCTGCCTTGATCGTTATAGATAAACACAGAACCACCACCGGCGCCGGTAGTTGGTCTGATAACCATTGTTGTGAAGTAGCTGCCATCATGCCACGTGGCAAGAGCAGTACCCGCCATCTCGATACTAAAAATACCAGTGTCTACATCTGAGTTACCAGCATAATCCCATGGAGCTTTGTGTGCAGTAAATCCGCTAGCTAAATGGCCATTATCACCAAGATCACCGACAAAGTTAGCTGTTGTAGTACCGTTGTTGAAATACCCAGTAGCAAATCTATATCCAGACCCTGTGTAACCAATTGGTCCTTGAGCACCTTGCGGACCAGTTGCACCCTGGGATCCAGTTGGTCCAGTTGTCCCTTGTGGACCTTGCGGTCCTAAAGATCCAGTATATCCAATTGCGCCTTGAGGTCCTTGAGCGCCTTGTGGTCCCGTTGGACCCATAGCACCTTGCGCACCCTGAGCTCCTTGTGCACCTTGGCTTCCAGTAAATCCAATTGGACCTTGAGCTCCCTGAGGTCCTTGAGCTCCCTGAGGTCCTTGAGCACCTAAGCTTCCAGTGTAACCAATAGCACCCTGTGGTCCTTGAGCACCTTGCAATCCTTGCGGACCCTGTGGTCCGGTTACACCTTGAGGTCCAGTTGCACCAGTTGGTCCGGTACTTCCAGTAAAGCCAATTGCACCCTGTGGTCCAGTCGGACCTGTAGCTCCTTGTGGGCCTTGTGGTCCGGTAGGTCCAGTTGGTCCAGTACTTCCAGTAAAACCAATTGGACCCTGTGCACCAGTAGGTCCTTGAGCTCCTTGTGGACCAGTTGGCCCAGTAGATCCAGTAAAGCCAATTGGCCCTTGTGGACCGCCGTCGCCTTTTGATCCGGTAAATCCAGTCGTGCCTTGTGGACCGGTAGCACCCTGAGGACCGGTCGATCCAGTAAAACCAAGCGGACCCTGCGGACCTGTAGGACCAGTTGAACCAGTAAATCCTGCACCTTGACTTCCAGTGAATCCAAGAGATCCAGTAAATCCAGTTACGCCCTGTGCACCTTGAGGACCTGTTGGTCCAGTATCACCTTGTGATCCAGTAAATCCTTGGCTGCCAGTATATCCAAGAGGACCGGCAACTGTTGAAGCAGACCCTGTAAATCCTTGGCTGCCGGTAAATCCAGTATCACCCTTTGATCCGGTATATCCAATATCACCTTGCGAACCAGTGAATCCTTGGCTACCAGTAAATCCTGTTGCTCCGCGAGAACCAGTGAATCCAATATCACCCTTTGATCCAGTGTAACCAAGACTTCCAGTATAACCTGTATCACCACGGTCACCAGTTCTGGCAAACGTGATAATAATATCAAGACCATTCGAAAAGGATGTGGCTCCAGCAAGATAAGCTACAGGAACCTGAAAGCTGGCTATACCATCAACATGAAGACCAGTAATAGAAAACTGAGAGAAGTTGGCAGTATTTGCCTTCTCTGTTATTGTAAAGTGGCCTTTGATTGCAGATGTCGAGTCGTCAATGGTTTGTAAGAAGTTAGTGATTGCAACTAAATTATCATCTTCATCATGAATAATGAGAGTTGTAGCATTATTAAATGCAGTGTTATTAAGCTTTAATTGGCCAGGACCAGGATCTGATAGAGTAGTAGCTGTTGAGAAAGTATAATCGAACGCAGCACCACCAAAGATACCATCTTCGCCCTTGTCACCTTTGGATCCTGTGAATCCAGCACCAGATCCCCAGTAAACTCCTGTACCATTTGATAGCAGTGCCTGACCAGATGATCCCACGAAGCCGTTAGCTACGAGGCCTTTGATCGACAGATTATTAAAGAGATGAATCGTATCTTTAGACATTCGATAGGGTTACCAACATATTGTTAGAGATGGTACTTGACATATAGGCAAACTCAAAAGGAACCGAAGCAAAGACTGCGTTTGCAATATACTTATTTAGCACAGCTGTAGATGTAACGATTGCATTGCCATTACGACTTGCAATGATTCCATTTGCATTATAACTGAACGCAATCTTGTTTGTTGCCTGTTGAGCTCCACAGTTCACAGTATTTACAAAGACGTTATTTGAGCCATCGACAAAGACTCGATTGTTTGCAGTATTTGAGTTGAGACTCAGAACAGTATTACCAGCTGCAACTGCATCCCACTTAATATAGATCGAGCCTTCGTCCTGGTTATACGTATGGAATGGTACGTATTCTTTCAGGTCAAAGTTTTGAATATAAAGTCGGTTGTTAATATCACCAAAGCCGGCAGAGACATAAATCGTGTCTGATGTTGGTTCAAAGATAATCGAGAAGGCAGCTTCTGACGTTGTGCCAATGTAACCACCAAGACTGTTATCACCAAAAGAAGAACCGACTTCGATTCTTGAAGGGCCAGAGTCACGATCTGGATTTTGTGAAGAATAGTTCTGATCAGTTGTATAATAAGCATTGCCAGTCAGAATATATCTCTTGCCGACCGAGACAGAGATTGTCTGTGACAGGCAGTTATCCTTTTGGCCAGACGACACAGCAACCAAGTAATTGCCATCCGATGTCTGAATGTTGCCGTTTGCCTGCATCCATGTTGACAAAAGATTTGTCTTTGTCTTGATCGGACCCATGACACCAGAAGTCACGTAGGCATTTGCATAGGTGAATACATTATTGTTTGATTGGCGAATCGTAATGTTATTGGCACCATTGAAGTAAATGCCAAGTCCTTCTTCTGTCTTGATGTTTCTACCACTTAATGTATTCTCAGAATAGAGATTACAAGCAATCGGTATTCTTTCGATACTGAATGTTGTTGGTATTACGGTTGGTGTAACACTGACAATTCCAACATTGTTTGCAATTGAAACAATATACTCAAGTGGAGTGATTCCATCCTTGGCCAGTGAATACTGGTTTTCAGATGTTTGGATTCCATCATGACTGATATCAAGTGTCGAGTAATGAGTAGTGTTTCCAGATGATACATGAATATCATAGTGAATAATCTTCTCGGTCGGCAGATTGAAAGTATCAATCGTCTGTGAAGAAGTATTTGTCGATGTGTATACTAGTGTTGTCATCTAGCTTTCAACTCTTCAATTTCTGCACTGAGCTCTTTGATAGCTTCGATTAGAAGTGGAACAATACGCTCATAATCCACAGTCAAGTAGCCGCGGCCGATTGGAGCGTCTGTGACCACCTCAGGCAATACTGCTTCTAGTTCCTGAGCAGACACACCTACTTCTCTCTTTGGCTTGTATCCAAGTTTCTGAGCAGTCTCATTTGCCTCGTAATAGAATCCGTTCAGTTGGCGGACTTTATCAACGGCGTTTGTAATATTTCCAAACTTTGTCTTCAGTCTATCATCAGAGTAATAAGCGATAATATTACCAGCTGCTCGGATCGAGTCGCCGGTTGTATTAAAGTCGGCATAATAAGCGGTGTTGTCAAGATCATAGAAGATAGGTGCTCTGAAAGAGCTATCTTCTGATGTGTAGTTGGAATACTTAATCAAGGGAGTTCCTGTAGAACCACCCCCATAAATTCTAGTAACGCCGCTGTTTCCGTTACCATAACCAATATACATACCATCTGCAAGAGCGCCAGAAGTAGCTGCGTTACGAAATACGCGGAATGAACCATAAACATCGTTGGTGACAAGATCAAGGCTAGAAGTTAAACGCAAACCAGACATAACAGAGGCACTATTTGGGTCTGTATAAAAAGCAGTGTTATTACTATCATAGAATATAGGAGCATCAACACGTGTTGCCGCGAATCCCGAAGCAAAGATAATATCTCTTCTATTATTTGTAATATCGCTTTGGCCACCAAATACAAAGTGACCGCCCGAATTCATGTAAATTCTTGCAGCTGCTCGCGCCGACCAGTGGAAGTTAACACCCGGCGCTTCGTTTGCTGCTCCGGTTGCTGCACCAGCATAAGAATATTCACGAAGTTCTAAGCCGCCAAATGTGTCGTTAGATACTCCATTTCTTGCTACATATAGATTTCCAAGGAGGTTAGTTGTTCCCAATGGATCCATGTAGTAACCGGTGTTATCACTGTCGTAGAAGATAGGCGATCTTGCTGACCCGTTAATCTGTGTATAACCACCTGTGCCACCTGTAAGAGTTAATGCAGCTGCAGTGTCATTACCCACACCGCCTCTTGCTTTTAGGTTCGCCTCCATGTATACAGTTCCGGAGTTAAAATACGCTCCTCCTGGAAAGTGAATATAACTTGACGCAGTAATATATGGGTTTGACGGGCCAAATGTAATATTACCATTTAAGCTTAAAGCAGTCGCTCCAGTACCATTAAAGTAATAACCAGTGTTATCACTATCATAGAAGATAGGTGCACGGAAATCAACTGAGGATGTAATAACACCTGTCTGAGAAATAGTAAGGCGATTATTCCAACCACCACTTGAGTCCGGATCAGCAACAGCCGCGTTATCATAAGTTTGAAAACGAAGGGCAGGGGCACGAAGAGTAATAAAGTCTGGGCCAGATCCATTTGCAGGGTCGTTTGCATGGAATAGTAAAAGTTCGGTAGCTTCGTTGCCAACGTTAGGGTCGCCGGTCGGCATTGTGCGTGTTATTATAAACGCATTTGGATCGCCGGGAGTTGGACCAATTCGCATACCATCAGAAAATGTAGCGCGACTACTAAAGGTTTTTAGACCATCAATAGTTTGAGTGCCGCTTGTAAGTCCTGTGGAACCAGTAAAACCGATTGGTCCTTGAGCACCCTGCGGTCCAGTCGGCCCAGTTGCACCAGCAGAACCAGTAAAACCAGTTGCGCCACGTGAACCAGTGAAGCCAATTGGTCCCTGCGGACCGGTGGCACCCTGAGCACCTTGCGGGCCAGTTGCACCAGCAGAACCAGTAAAACCGATTGGTCCTTGTGGACCAGTTGGTCCAGTTGCACCCTGTGCACCTTGAGCACCTTGGCTACCAGTAAATCCGATAGGTCCTTGAGGACCCGTTGGGCCTGTAGGACCGGTTGGACCAACAGAACCGGTGAAACCTGTTGCACCACGTGATCCAGTAAATCCAATAGGACCTTGAGGACCGGTTGGACCAATTGACCCCGTGAAACCGATTGGACCCTGAGGACCGGTCGGCCCGGTAGATCCAGTAAATCCAATAGGACCTTGTGGCCCAGTTGGACCTGTAGGTCCGGTCGCACCAGCAGAACCCGTGAATCCAATTGGTCCCTGCGGTCCAGTAGGACCGGTTGGGCCGGTTGGACCAACAGAACCAGTAAATCCTATTGGTCCTTGGGCACCTTGAGGTCCAGTTGAACCAGTGAAACCGATTGGTCCCTGTGGTCCTGTCGGCCCAGTTGAGCCAGTGAAACCGGTTGCACCACGTGAACCAGTGAAGCCAATTGGTCCTTGTGCACCTTGAGGGCCGGTTGAACCGGTAAAGCCAATAGGACCTTGAGATCCTGTAAAGCCGATTGGTCCCTGTGGACCTGTAGGACCTGTAGGACCCGTTGCGCCGGCAGATCCAGTGAATCCAATAGGACCTTGTGGCCCTGTTGGACCAGTTGATCCTGTAAATCCGATCGGTCCTTGTGGCCCTGTTGGACCAGTTGATCCTGTAAATCCTGGTGTGCCTTGTGGTCCTGTAACACCCTGAGGACCAATTTGACCTTGAGATCCTGTAAAGCCGGCTGTTCCCTGTGGTCCTTGAGGACCGGTTGGACCTTGAGCACCAACAGATCCTGTAAAACCAATAGGTCCTTGCGGACCAGTTGCACCAGCAGAACCAGTAAAGCCAGTTGTTCCCTGCGGTCCTGTAGATCCTGTATAACCAGGATTGTTCGACCAGAATACAGCACTACCATTAGATATTAGGGCTTGACCAGAAGTACCAAGCGTTCCATTGGCCGAAATACCTGATGTCGAACTTAAGATTAGATGGTCAGCAGCATTAAGATTCACATTAGCATTAAATGTTGCAATACCATCAACCTGCAAAGTAGTAGAAACGTTAGCAAAGCCGGTAATGGTTGTATTACCAGCAGCGAGTGTAGTAATTCCAGATACTGCTCCAGAAAATGTACCGTTGGTGGTTGCAAGCCTTGATAATGTAACTGTGCCGGTGGTTGCCGAAATAATAATAGGAGCCGCCTGGAATGTACCAGTATTATCATATATCGATATGGTTAAGTTATTATTATCATATCTATACAAGCCTGCTCTAATAGTACCACCGGTATCCTCCCATTTAATACCTGAAAAGTTAGTACTATTAGATGCTCTAAAGGTTGAACCCCATGAAGCTACATTAGTTGTGGTACCTGTTGCATTAGCAATGAAGCTAGTGCCAACTGTGTGAGATGCAGCATTGACAGAAGATGTAGCATTTACAAACCCAGTGATTGTAGTATTGCCAGCAGCCAATGTTGTAATACCAGACGCTGCACCAGCTGCTACAAGCGATGAAATAGCAAGTGGTTGTCCATTAGTTGTCCAGCGATCGTTTGTTTCATCCCAAATGAATTGTACGTTTGCAGATGTACCACGCATAATCTCAAGACCGGCGTTTTCCGTAGGTGCAGCCGCTCCAAGATCAGCATTGAGGGTTACAATATTATCACCGACATCTAAAGTCGTCGTGTTGACATAAGTTCTTGTACCAGATACAGTTAAGTTGCCGCTAAGTGTCAGATCAACCGCGCTAAGAGTACCAGCATTAGTAATACTAAACGTATTCATATCTACGTTAGCATAGGCTGTTCCACCCCATGAACCTGTAAATCCAATAGGACCTTGAGCACCTTGCGCGCCAGTAGAACCAGTAAATCCAATCGGTCCTTGAGCACCAGTTGCGCCAGCAGAACCAGTAAAACCAATATTACCCTGCGAACCCTGCGCACCTACAGAACCAGTGAATCCTGTAGTTCCTTGTGAACCTGTAAAGCCAATTGGACCTTGTGCACCTTGTGGGCCGGTTGAACCGGTAAAGCCAATAGGACCTTGCGGGCCGGTCGCACCCTGTGGTCCTTGTGCACCTACAGAACCAGTAAAGCCGATTGGCCCTTGTGCACCAGTAGATCCTGTAAAACCAATTGGTCCTTGTGCACCTACAGAACCAGTAAAGCCGGTTGTGCCTCGTGATCCTGTAAATCCAATTGCACCTTGAGGTCCCTGAGCACCGATCGACCCAGTAAAGCCGGTTGTGCCTTGCGGGCCGGCCGAACCGGTATAACCTGGATTGTTTGACCAATATACTGCAGATCCGTTTGATACAAGACCTTGGCCAGCAGTACCTAAGCTGCCATTTGCATAGATTGAATTTGCATAGAGTGTATTTGCCTGGAAGTCGGCAATCTTAAAGCTGGCATTTGATGTGTCGATAAATGGTGAAGTGTCTGGCTCTGGAAGATAGCTATCAAAAACTTTGTATCGGCCATCGGTTGCATCACGGAAGAATCCGGTGTGATGATACGTACCGTCGTTATATCCGGCAGCAAAACCAATGTCTGGATTGATATCTGTCTTACCACGAGCAGTACCACCGGAAACATAAGTCGCCGTATTTGTATTTGCCACAGTAAAGTGTGTAGCATTTGCTGTAAGAATATTTGTGTAAGTTCCATTATAAGAACTTGGATCCACCGCAGTAACATATACATCCCAACCGGAAGCATAGTTATTATTGGCAGTGAATGTAACAACAGAACCGTTACCAGAAACGTTTGTAATTGTAGCAAGAACACCCTGGTTCAGGTACAACATACTATCAGTAATCGATAGGTTATTACCAGAGATACTAATAGAAGTGCCGGTAACTTGAAGGTTACCGCCAATAGTGACGTTACCACCTACATTGAGAGAAGCTAGATTCGCACCGACTTCGAATGCGACAGATCCGTTTGAGGAGTAGACCTTTTGGTCAGTCAGATTAACCGCAAATTCGCCGGCATCGATATAAGAAGTATTGCCAGAGTTTGTAGTGTTCGGTGTACGACCAGAAATAGTCGTGCGCTTAAACTGAATCTTATTGTTTGCCATGTGGCTCCCCAAAGCAGATATATATCTTGTAAGCCAACTATTTAGTTGACAGTATTATTGTTTTTATTTATAATGGAACTATGATGAAGATTGCTTTTATAGATACACTCGGCCTAACCTATGACGGATCCACTCTCTCAAAGAGAGGACTTGGAGGATCCGAATCGGCCGTAATTCGCATGTCAGAAGAACTTGCCAAAATAGGCTTTGATGTTACAGTCTTTAATGATTGTGTTTCGGATGACTCGCGCGGGGGATTGTATAATGGTGTTAATTATCGCCCTGTAGCTGGCGATGGACCCAAGTCAAACCGTAAAACATATGATGTCTGTATCGTATCTCGGTCCGTAAAACCCATTGCAGAAGACTGGCCAATTATAGCCAATTCTAAACACGTTTGCCTTTGGATGCATGATACGTTCTGCGAGGGCGATGATCAGATCGAGTATTTGATTAATATTGGCAAACTGAATGAAATCTTTACTCTCTCAGACTGGCACACTGGATACGTAACTCACTGCGATCATGGATTCCGTCGTAACTATGATGTTCTAAAGAATCACATCTTCCTGACTCGTAACGGTATTGGCAATATGAATCCAGGTTGGATTGATATTCGTGAGAAAGATCCGAACCTTTTTGTCTTCAATGCATCTGTGACCAAGGGAATGATTCCTCTTGTCAAACAGATCTGGCCAGAAGTTAAGCGCCGTATTCCAGATGCAAAGCTCAAGATTGTCGGTGGCTATTATAAGTTTCGTGAAGCGGCAGGTCCAGACCAGCAACAAAAAGACTGGACTGATCTTATGATGCACTATGGTGGAGACATTGAATTCACCGGTGTAATTACTCAACAAGAGATCTCAGATATCCTACGCAAAGCATCCTACATGATTTACCCTGTAGGTTTCCCAGAGACGTTTGGCATCTCAACACTTGAAGCTCTGGCTCATAATGTACCACTCATCACATGTCAGTTCGGTGCACTTGAAGAGACTGCAATTGATCTGGCATCATGGAAGATCAAGTATCCTGTTGAACCGAACTGGGCAATGCAATGGCTGAACCAGGAACAACAGGTGAATTTGTTTGTTGACAAGGTCGTAGAAGCATATAATACTCCTTATCTGCATCAACAGAAGATGTACGCTTGCAATCAGGTCAAAGACATTTGTACTTGGGATACGGTTGCTCTTCAGTGGAAACAACATCTGTATAAGAAACTTGGTGAATACTTGCCTGTTGATGAGTATCGCAAGGTTACGAAGATCAACAATAAGGTTCGCAAAGTATTCAACCGCCGGTTCTTGAATGCAGAGGAACTCCAACCAGTTAAGATCTCAGATGAAAAATCTATAGCAGTTATTACGCCTGTATATAATGCTGAAGCATACATTGAAAGGTGTATTCGATCTGTAGCCGCGCAAGACTATACTGACTATCACATGTATATTATTGATGATTACTCAACAGATAATACAGTAAAGGTCGCCAGGGAAACCATCAACTCGCTTCCACAATGGCAACGTTGGCACTTTACTGTTTTACAAAATGAAGAGAATCTTGGCGCTGTTGCAAATCACTATGATACGATCAAGCAATTGATAACAGAACAGTATATCATGCTTCTTGATGGTGATGATTCACTTGTCAACGATCCCACTATCTTCCATATGTACAACAACCTTTATCACGAAGATGCTGAGTTTACATACGGATCGTGTTGGTCTATGGCAGACAACATTCCGCTGATTGCTCAGGAATATCCGCCTGAAATTAAGGCAAACAAATTCTATCGTTCATACAGGTTCAATTGGAACATGCCATACACGCACCTGCGTACGTTTAAATCTTCGTTAGTTAAAAACTTGACAAAAGAAGATTTGCAGATTGATGGAAAATGGCCAAGAGCAGGCGGTGATACTTCATTGTTTTATTATTTAATTGAACGAGCAGATCCGAACAAAGTTGTGTGCGTAACAGATATTGTAGTTAACTATAACGATCTGAATCCACTTAATGACTACAAAGTAAATGCAGAAGAACAAAATAAGACTGCAGCAAAAATATTGAATAATTCTCCATTCTTTCCAGGACAGATTGATCTCAGACCGCTATGAAAAAAATCTTAATTGCCATTCCTACTGCTCGTTATATCGAAGCAGAGACCTTTAAGTCGATCTATGACTTGGAAGTTCCTGAAGGATATGAAACAACCTTTCAATACTTCTATGGATACCGAGTAGATCAGGTTCGTAACTTGATTGCAGACTGGGTTGTACGTGATTACGACTATTTGTTCTCGGTCGATCATGACATTACGTTTCCACCAGATACGCTGAAAAAACTCCTTGCTCATGATCAGGATCTGGTTTCTGGTGTGTATCGTCAGAGACTTGAACCACAGATGCTTGAGATCTACGAGCCGTTCGGTACACGTATGACAACCGAAGATCTCTATGCAAAGAACTGGAATCTAGTTGGTATTGGTGGTTGTGGCTTTGGCTGTGTGCTTGTTAAGAAAGAAGTTCTGGCCGGTGTAGGTTATCCACAGTTCGAGTATCATCCTGCTCTCGATCACGGTAATACGATCAGCGAAGATACAGATTTCTGTAAGAAGGCAATCACTAAAGGATTTAAACTTTGGTGTGATCCGTCAGTTCGTTGTGGCCACATCGGTTCTACGACTATGCACGTACAATTGCCAGAAGTCAATCTAGTAGAGGCAAGACTTCGAGAGTTGTCACTGCGAGACGACCAGCCAAAAGATCATGTTGATTATCTCAATGGCATGATGCTAGAAGGCGTAGAGCCAAAGGTGATCTACGATATTGGGGCTTGTGTAATGCACTGGACCAAAGAAGCTAAGAAGATCTGGCCAGATTCAAAGATCGTTATGTTTGATGCAATGAATCATGCAGAGTTTCTTTACAAGGAATCCGGTCTTGATTATTACTGTGATGGTCCAGTCGGAGACTTTACTCGATGGGTAAAGTACTACGAGAATCCAATGGATCCTGCTGGCAACTCAGTCTTTAAGGAAGATACTCAGTTCTTTACTGAGGAACACGCAGTCGATAAGAAGATGAGATCGCTCGACGACATTGCATCAGAAAAAGGCTGGCCGAAGCCAGACCTTGTCAAGATTGATGTGCAGGGTGCAGAGTTACTAATTCTTGTCGGTGGGCAAGAGACACTATCAAAATGTCAAGACATCATTATTGAAATGCAACACCAGGAATACAACCTAGGTGCACCACAAAAAGATGTAGTGATCGAATATCTCGACGAGATGGGATTTGAACTAGTGAGTCAGATCCATATTGGTAACGTGGATGGTGACTATCACTTTAGGCGTCGGTAGAATCTAAATTCTGTTTTGAAGGTTTCTTCTTAAGACGCTCTAATTCTAGTAAAACTTTTTGGTGTTCAGTTTGGAGGCTGGCGTAACTCTTTTCGAGTATCGCCAGCCTTGTTTCATGTAGAACGGTTTTACTTACGGATTCATGTAGATTCATCGTCAATCGATTAATATACTCATTAACAAATTCAGCTTCCATAATATTAGAACGTGCCTCCGTCAAGTGTGCCATAGACTACTGTTGAGCCATTTGACTGTAGAACATAACCATCTGTGCCGACGGCCAAGTTTGTCATGCCATTTGTTGAGTTACCAACTAGAATACCACCAGACGTGAGTGTTGATAACTTGATAGTATTTGCTGCAATCGAAACAGCGATCTCACTGTTTGCTGTAATGCTAAGAGTGCTATTATTTGAAATTAAAGCACCAGAGTTCAGATAAGCTTCAAGAGAAGCAATACCAAAACCAACAGCAGCAGTATTGACTGTCGTTGTTGGCTCAACTTCGAGACCAGTAAAGAGCTTATAGACTCCATCTGATGCATCACGAACAAGACCAGTATAACGTGTGCCACCGTTTGTGAACATACCATAGAAACCAACGTCGACGGTATCTGTACCGTTGCCGTTAGCAACCTTAATCATAGGATCTTCGATTGTAAGGTTGTTTGTATCAATCGTGGTAAGTGTACCAGAAACGGTCAGGTTACCGGAAAGAACAAGATCACCAATCGATAGCGCATTATTGACATGCACACCAGTCGAGTTGACTGTGAGTGTAGAACCGGTTGGGACACTAATTGAATCTGCTGCAACGCTGATACTATTCGAACCAACTACATTGAGAGTCACAGCTCCACCGGTACCACCACCGGTTATACCGTCGCCGGCAATTACCTCAGTAATATCAGCTGTAGTATTTGCCCAGTAAGCAGTTGTGCCGTTCGAGTGAAGTACCTGACCAGCATTACCAATACCACCATTGGCTTCCAGACCTGCGCCAGTAGAAATTGATACTCGTGTAGAGTTAGCAGTAAATCCGGTTACATTCAACGACGCAGTATTTACGTTTGGAACGTAAAGAAGGTTTGTAATCTTGTCAAATGTTAGGTTAGCAGAACCAGCAAGTGAACTACTGTCATTGAACTGAATGCTAGTATTTGCACCGGCAACACCTGGAAGAGGTGTTTCCCAATAGATAGTAGAACCATTCGAAGTCAGACGCTGGCCAGCAGTACCAATACTACCATTTGCATAAACAACTGTCGGTACTAGATTTGCTACGATAATATTATTGATAGCACTTGAACCATTGGCAACAAGTGCCTGATTCGCGGTGAGCACACCGGGATTGAACTTACCAGCAATGGTGAATGACGCACCATTTGAACCGATGAACAGATGGTCACCGTTTGCTGTAAAGGCCAATTCACCATTAGCTAATGACGGAGCGGTGGCTGTATTTAAAGATCTTTTGATCTGAATTAAATTAGCCATTAGTCTTCCTTATTAAAAAGTTCCCCCGTCAATATTCCCGAGGTCTTCGATTGCGAGCGGTCTTACTTCATATTTATCACTTACGGAATTATACACTAGAGTAGCACCTGATG